ATGAGATGGTCGCACTCTGTTGCTGTGGCTCCGCACCAATGGCATAGCGCGCCAGGCACAAGTATTTGCTGCCTAAGTTTTTGGGGGAGGTTTCTACTGGTTGGCATTTGTTCCATTCTAGTTTGTGTGCAGACTGAGCTCTAGTCCCCCGTCGGGGTGCCTCAACCCAACTACCTATTTCTTTTAATCATTGCCTCACTGCCTCGCTAGACGTCTCGCATATCCCGTGTTAGCGCGCAGTGATCTACCCTCGTTTCCGAGTGTTAACCAGCAGAGTGCAATCCCCTACGTGGCCTGTGTGCGTGTTATTCAGTTGTGTGTATTTACTGCTCGCTTGGCGCGTGCAGCTTCATGAACTCTTCGTAACGTAGCGCCTGAACTGGCTTGTGGCCGAGTTTTGTTAGTACAGCATTCATTTCTGCGTGCCCCTCGACATAGCCGGCAAACATTGACGGCCCGTAACCAGTTGTCACATAGTTAGTCATATCAACTGGCTCAGGTTTCTGCATCGGGCCTTTCTTAATGGCGCGCAATATAGACAACACGTCAGGCAACGCTGGAAATGACTTATGCCTATGCATCACCTGCTTATACATTGCTGGCAGGTCTGCTGTGTCGTATTGCAGCAAGTCTCGACTAGCGCGCCAAGTAGTAATAACCAGGTCTTCATCAAGGCTGTATGGGGATGCTGGATATAAGCCGCGCAACATTTTCACCATGTGTGCAACATCGTCTTTAGTCATAATGGCGCTCCATTCAATAATCGGTTTGTAATAAATTGCATATCTGATGGCCTCCATACGTAGGCCTCAGCGCCGGCAGCGTCAAGTGTGCGTAACCAGTTGACTTGTGCTGGGTCTAGTTTGCCGCGCTCAGTCTTGAGCTCTGCGAACACTAAACCTTTTTCTGGGTGTGCCATGCAAATGTCTGGGAAACCTGAATGCCCTTGTATAGCGGTCATCCATTTACCGCCCACCTGGGAGGCCCTGAAGTGCGTAACACGCCAGCCGTACATGATGGCCAGCGCAATAACCTTGTTTTGGAATTCTTTCTCGCTAATCGCAACCATTAGCCGTCGCCTTTAATGTCGAGTACCGCTGGTTCCCATGTCCACACGTAATAGCCGTGAGTAAGTGTGATCTTGTCGCCCCAGGTCATCCAGTCGTTGCTGTAGCGCCGCACTAATGGCGCAACGTAACTGTTGTAGGTCATTTCATAGTTGTATTTATCCCAGCAATCGCCCACAAATCTGAGCACAATCCTGTTGCCTTTTGGGTAAACCTTTATTTCGTAGTAGTCCTCATCGGTCATGATCGCCATTAGTTTTTCTTCCATCGTGAGAGGTCTTGCACCATTGCTTGCCAGTCGTCGCGAAATCGGTTGCGGTCTTCTTTGGTGTCATGCAACAGACTCGAATAGCCCTGCAACACTTCTTGCAGCTGCACAATCTCTGCCTGGTGTTGCGTTATCTCTAGTTTCAAGTCTTCTATTTCCTGCAACGCATTCTTAAGCAGGCGCGCTTGGAAATTCTCTAAATCGTGACGCGCCCTGTCTTGTGCAGGTATTGCACTAATAAACGCGTTCCATATCTGGTCATCGCTCAAAATGGCTCCTCCGCCTCTAATGGCTCGGCTGGCACTTCGCCATTAACCAAAGCCTCAATTGCTTTTGATACCTCGTATTTAGACATTGAGGCAATGTTCAAGGGTGGCAGCAAGCCTGCTTTTTTCAGTTCGCTTTTGTATTTCCAGAGTTGCTTTTCGCTTGGCGCGTTTGCTGACTCTGTTATTTTCATGTCGCCCTCATAGCGCACAACCTTTTGCATTTCTTCTCGGCTGGGTCGCTTTGATGCGTCAGAGCCGGCATATCCAACATTGGCTAATGCTCGACCAATCGCTGAGGTTTCGCAGTTCTCCATGTGGCTTGTTGAGTTCACGCCTTTTTCAGTGTGGTGTTCCTCGGCCCAGCCAGTTGAAATCAACATGTCGCCCTCGTACAGCTCTGCCTTGAAAATGCACCAGCCGCCAGGCTCGTAAGCGTGCAATGTGGTGATGACGCGAGGCACAACTGAAGACTTCACAACAGTTTCCAGCCATCGAGCGAGCCTGCTTGCTACTGGTTCATAATCGTCAAGGTTAAAACCCATTATTCCCACCTGCCTGTTTCGTCGTAGTTTTGTATCCAATCGGCTGCCCACAATGTCACCAAAGTAAACACTGTCATGACGCCCACAAATGCGAATAAGCCAAATACGTTGCGCATCAGATACCTCGCCATACTCGGATAGGCGCGCAATGGCGTCTGTGGCTTGGCCTGTAATCGCCTGTAGGCACAATGAGGCCTGCGTTAGCGCAACGTTTCATGACTGGGCCTAGCGCCCTGTTGTCGTGCACTTGGCCAGTCATGCCTAAATTGTCAAGGTATCGCCACACATCATCGGTTGTGAAACCGTTTACAGCTGACTTTGCTAACCAGGTGACTGCTGTGTCAGCGGCCCTTAGCCAGTTGCTGTCTGTGTTGCCCTCGACACTCTCCATTGCTGCATCGCGTTCAGCGATGGCGTCAAACAAGTTGGGGTGTTCCATATTTCCTCCTGCCGTAGTACTTGGAGTCAACATAACATATTGAAACAAGCAGGTGTGACATTTACCGTTTGCCGCTTGTGGCGCGCCAGTTGCCAATGCCAGATGTCTTGTACAGGTGTGCCGCGACAGCCAAATTGCAGGCTGGCTGTAATAAAACCGTCATATCGCCATATCGGGTTTTGCAGACTTTTGCCGTCACAGTTACCCAACTGCTATTTATCTGTAACAAGCCGCTGTCGTACGTTCTAACGGCCCTACAGCGCTTGTAGAGCGTCGCTGGCGCTCGTTTGCAGTCTTTGTACGACATGCCAGGCTGATAGTTCCAGCCAATGGCTTTTGGGTCGCACCTTGACTCTCGATACATGATGGGGCTGAATAGCGCAGGCGGTAGCCCTGCCTTGCGCATGGCGTCATGGTACTTCGGGCAGGCTTTGACTGGCTGTGTTGCGCTGTGCGCTGGGCCTGCTGTAATTGTGAGCGTGGCGACCATGACTGCCACGACAATGCGCCTAATAGGTGCCTCTAAACATGTATGCCTCTTTTCTGCCGGTGCAAAAACCCTAGCAAAAGGTCAGCCGTTTTGGGCACTATGCAGGTCTAGGGATGCTTTTCCAAGCCTCAACAAAAGCATTAGGGTTGTCTGCCATTGCTGGCGTCAGCTCTACATGTAGCCATTTTCCGCCACCTGAGCCGCCGTTAGCGGTCTCTGTCCAGTCTTTCCAGCCTGGCTTGCCGTCACGATTACAGCGCCAGCCTCGGCCCCACTTCTCAGTGCCAGGCTTAGTTGTGCCGGCGTAGTCGTGCACTTCTTCAATGCCCAAAACCTTGTAGTTAGCTACTAGCCAGTTTGCCCACAATGCAGCTGTGGCTTTGTCTTTGTAGCCAATATCGGCTGCTCGACCTGTGGCATGTACTGACAGGCGGTCTGAGCCGCGCATGTTTCTTACGGCCCAGGTGCCAAGGTTGCTAAAGCCTTTCTTGCAAATGATGTCTACAAACTTTTCTGTGCCGGCGCGCTTGCCTGCAGCTGCGCCGTCGGTCGTGCCGGTGTACTTCATGGCTTGTTAATAATGTCAGCAATACGATGCAAAAGGTTTGCAGCTGCTTGGCGCACAATTTTAAGTAAGCCTTTTTTGTCGTCGTCATTCATCGGTTTTGCCTTTCGGTTTATCTTTTAAGCCATTTGCGCTGAGCAGGCCAGCAAGCGAGCCAGTAAGAAAAAGCAACAATGGCTGCAAGGTCGCCCAGGCGCTTTTGTCGTTGTCTGATACTTCAAGTGGCTGGGTCACGAAAAGCAGGCCGTAAAGCAATGCAAGTGTTGAGACCACAAAAGTTACGGACAGCGCGCAAGCAACAATGAAGATTAGGCGGGCTTTTATTTCCTCGCTGGTCATGCGTTCGGGTCGTCGAGGCGCTGGTATCAAAGGCATTTAGTCTCAATGGCTTGTCGAGTGGTGCCTACGCTGGCGGTGTCTACGGTGATGGTTGTTGCTGCGCGCAAGGCCTTGTTTTTGGTTAGTGGCGGGCAGTTGACTCGCTCACGGTTTCCACAGGCGAGAAGTATTGACGCAAACAAAAGCGCCACAAAACTAGCTCGCCACAACATCTGGGGCCTTTGGTAGTTCTGCTATTTCGTCAGCTGTCAACTCGCGCTCAATAACCTCGCCTGTCAAACCGTTGACTTCTACAGCTGTAAAATTAAATTTGTCGGTAGCCATATACCCTCGCTGTCCCTGAAAAATTGCTACTTCCGATAATACTAAACCCGTCATAAGACGTGGTGTTGTCTACGTAACCGCCCCAGTTGATACCAAACAAAAACGGCCCGGCAGTGTTTTGTTGCGCTGATGTTTGCCCTGTCACAAATGTTTCTTGTGCAACTTTTGGTGCAAAAATGTCAAAAGAAAAAGCCACAAAACCTGCATTTGTGTCGCTGCATTGTATTTCATTAGCTGCAACGCTGCCTGATGAACCGCTGCCAGCATGATAATAAAACATGCGTGACCATTGGTATTTAGAACCTGCGGCAAGGTCTGTAGTGCCTGAGCGCACTCGCAAACTAATGGTATTTTGTGCGGCTGCTTGTCTTGCTGATGGTGTAAAAACGACGCGGTAGTTTACAAATGCGTCAGTAAAAATGCTTGTAAAATTCAATGCTGTATTGGCTGCAACGGTTCCTTGTGCCACATACACAAGCCCGCTGTTTGCAAGGTAAGTGTTTGTGTCTGAAGCGGTAAGCACTTCGCCAGTCGTAAAAGTTTTTATAGCCATTTAGTACCCCAATTTGTTGTTATCTAGTTTGCCATAAACGGCATCATTAAGCGTTAGATAATTGTTTAGGTCTTGCGCGCTTAGGTAAAACGTGGCGCTGGCCAGTGACGGGTTGCCGCTAAAAGTTGCGCCCTCCAGCAAACAATTAAACACGGTGCCTCGAAACGTGACTGTGACAATTGAGCCGATCTGATCCATGCCATAAGACGGTATGTCGCCATTTTGCGCGCTTAGGTTGCAGGTCACGCTCAAAATGCGTTGCGTTGCTGTGCTGTAAGTAGACAGCAGGTAATTAGCAAAGTCTGTTGCTTGGCTAGTCGAGTTGTTTAACGTGTTGACTAAATACGTGCGAAATGGTGCAACGCCTGTTTGTACCGTCGCCTCACCAAAAGATTCTGGGTCAACAGTTACCTGTGTGTAAAAACTGTCTGCCAAGCTGCTAAACGATATTTGCTCAAAAATATGGTTGCTGGCGTCGTTTGTGGTGTCGCTGAAATTGCCGTAAAAACCAGCAATTTTGCGGTATGCGTTAACCATCAAAATGCCGTCGCTGATGTCAATGAGCTTGCCGTTCATTGTCAGTACGGCCCTGTTTACCCAGTCGCCCCAGGTGCCACTAATCGTTGTGGCTGGGAATGCCTGAGTACCACCAAATGCGCTGGTGGTGCTGACATTCAGTCCTGTTTGTGTTGCGCACTGGCCTGCTTGCGCGCTCAAAGTGCCGGCTGTCATTGCGTAACTGTTGCCTTGCACTCGACCAAAGGCTGCAAAGTTTCCCTCGCAGCTCAAAGTCACAAAGTCTGCGTTGCCGACGCCCCCAGAATAGGGGATGCCGTACTGCACCATTGCGTCAGTTATGCGACCAACAAAGAGCTGGCGATATGTGCCAGACGTGCCAAGCCTCACGGATATGCGCAACCAAGTGCCTGTGACAAAAAGGGCATTGGGGGTTGTGTAGCCGGTCGGGTAACGCAAAACCACGTTGCCTGTATTGGCGCTGTAAGCGTCCAAAGGCTTTTGCCGACCATACGTCAAAGACACGTTTTGCACGTTGGCAACAACAGTTGTAAGCGTTGCGTAAGTCGCGCCGACCTCTACCTGGTATTGAACTATTGCCATTAGAAGATGTTGCTTACCTTGATTGGCACGCTGCCGTTTTGGCGCATGTATGAGCGCAACGCCTCGACTACTTGGTTAGGGTCGCCGCCATAAACGCTTATGTTTATGTTGTTGTTTCTTTCGGCAATATTGGCGCTGCCGTTGCGGCCTGGGTCGCTTGGCTCAACTGGCTCGGCCATGCGGCCTATAGTTATTTCTTGCAACATTTTTATGTCTTTGCCTGGCTTAACAAGGTTTAGGCCATAAATCACAAGGTTAATTGCTTTGATAAATCCGTTTACCATGCCCTCGATGTAGCCCGCCATAGCGTTAACTACGACGCGCACAACTTCTCTAAAGCCCTCAAATTTTTTGTATGCGTAGATTACAGCCGCGCCTAAAGCAAGAATGCCGGCAGTTATCGCTACCGCTGGGTTCAGCATCATTGCTGCGTTTACAGCAAGAATTGAGCCAGCCAAAATGCCCATGCCGGCAATTACAGCTGCAAGTAACTCTGGGTTTTTTTCTGCCCAGTCTGAGAACTTTTGCACCACAGGTAGCAGTTTTTCCATGATCGGCAAAAATGCTTGCCCTATTGACTCTTTGGTTTCGCCAAAAGCAATGCCTAGTTTTTTCATGCCTCCTGCAGCTGTGTTTGCTGCGGCCTCGCCGGCACCACCAAAGTTTGCCTCTAATACTTTTTGCACGTCGGCAAGGCTGGCGCCGTCTTTGATCATTGCTTTGATCTCTGGGCTAAGCGCGCCTAACGCTTTCATATTTCCCGCATAACCTTTTGACAATGCCTCGCTGACATCGACCAGCGGCTTACCTGTCGCCGCGGCTACGTCAGTGGCAAGGTTCATTAACTCTGTTGCTTTTGTAACGTCTTTAGTTGCAACCACTAACTTCTGAAATGCTGGCCGCGCCTCATCGTCCGATATTGCCGCGCTTTTAGCGAGGCTAGAAATGTAAGACTCGACAGATTGCACTTGTGCATCAGTGGCGCCAGTGCTTGCCTTAATTTGTCGAGCAAGGCCAGCCTGTGCCGCCTGGTCTTCTATTGCTGCTTTGACGCTGTCGCCAATAACAGCAGTTACAGCGCCCAATGCTGCGGCCGCTGGTACAGCCGCTTTTTTAATGGCGAATTGCGCTTTTTGCCCGACGGTCTCCAGCTGCTTAAATTCGCGGATAGCGCTTTTTATGCCCTTGTCGTTAAAATCGCTAATAATGGGTATTGAAATCATCGCATTTCCCTATTGACCTTGTTAACGACGCGCAACGCCGCGCGCTCTATCTCGACTGTAATCGCGCGTATCTGGCTGTAAACGGCTGGCCCAAAAATGCGGGTGCGGCCCTGCTGTGGCGTGTTGCCCAGATTGGTTGCAAGGTTGTTGCTGGTGCGTCGGCCCGCGGTCTCAAATATGCCGGTGGCTGCGTCAGTCTGCTGTATGACAATAACGCCGTTGTTGTTGCGTCTTGTATCCAATTTGACTTTGACGCCCTTAGACGCCTTTACAGGGTCATATGGGAACAATTTACGGCCATTGCTAGACCAAGGCTTAGACATGCCAGACAACGGCACACCTAAAGTCGAGTAGCGCTGCTGGGCGGCCTGTATTGCCGGCGCGGCTATCTGATTAAGTTCTGCAGCAAACTGTTTGCGTAGCCCAGGCTCAATTTTGTTCAGCGCAGCCACAGCCTCTCGGATACCCACAAGTTCTGTGTTAACTGTCGCTGTCATCGTTGCTGCCTTGCTTTGTTCATAATACTAATGCAAGTGTTCAGGTCAGCGCTCAAAAATTCTATGTTCGGCGGCCAAAAGCCAGTCTCTAAAAGAAGATGACAAAGAGCTAGTCTGTAGCCGCCTGCGTAGGGTTTGAGTCTTCCTGCTCAACAACTTCGGGCATTGCTACCAGTTTTTTTATGAAGTCATCAAAAACAACTGGCACTGTGATGCCGTCTTTTTTGCTGGCCTCCCACGCAAGATAAGCCAAATCCTCCGCGCCGATGCCTTGCGCTAAGTCTGACATTTTGCGCTTGTATTTACGTTCCCATTGCACAGCGCACCAAAGGTTTGTTGTGACCTGGTGCGGGCCGTCGCCCGTATCGAGTTTTAATGTTATTTGCATGTCTGCCGCCTTGCGTCGGGTTGTTTATGGTGCTGTGATATCGCGCGCGTAGGTTCCGCCTACAAACGACGCGGTAACCATGCTGAGTTCGCCCACCGCGCCGGCAATGGGCGTGAAGTTAACAAGCTGCATGTTAATGATCGTGTACTCAGGATTGCTTGCGCTCTCAGCTGTGCCAGATGGCGAAATAGTCAACTCTGTTGTGCCAGTACCTAAGTTTGCAAACAGGGTTGCCTCAACTTCTCCAGCGCCGTATGACAGGTACATTTCAAGGTCTACGGCAACGGTCTGCAAGCCAGGCACGAAACGGTGGCCTGTGTCGCCAAAGGCTGTTGCCTCAAGGCTGTCAACGCCAAGGGTAATGGTTGCGCTACGGCACTGGTCGGTTAAATCGACTTTAGCGCCGCCAGTTGTGGGCGCAAGGTTCACTGTCGGGTTCGTTAGATATGTTGAAGTTGCCATTTTGTCTCCCGTGGTAACACTTCGTTATGGGTAAAGAGTAACACTTTTATGTTGTCTGTGCTTGTAAAGCCATTTGCAAGTTGTAACACGGGTAGGTCGCCCCGCCCATTTCGACTGCACCTGGCTGGCCTGACATGACGATAATTGGGCTTGCCAGCACGCTGGCTGCGATGCTCAACAGTTTTTGCAGTACCGGCAGGCCTGCTGGCCCTGTGCCGATGACCTTGACTTGAAATGTCATGCGCACAATGTTGCCTTTGCCGGCGATGGTCTCAAAACTTGGCGCGTCAAGAAACACACAGTTAGGCACTATTTTTGTAGCGTCGTTTACGACGCGCAGGCCTGTAACCGCTTGCAATGTGGCCGTGACGTCAGCAATTGCCTCGTTAAACAGGTCTGTGTAAGCCATCAGGCAACCTGTGGGCGGTCAATGCCTAGCAACTGCTTAATAACTGGGGTCATGGCATTTACGTTTGCTTGGCCCATGCCGTCAAAGGTTGCAAAGGTGTCTTAAGTACTGCCTCGACTACGCCACAAGGCCGCCGCATACATGAGCACGCCCATCGTGACGTCGTGCCCAGGCGAGACGCTCAACGAATCGGCATAGCCTGACTCCTGCCTACGGCGATAGCAAAAATCGTTGCCAGCGTTGCGGGCCTGCGTCAGCAGTGTGTGATCGTCTGATGGGTCTGCTATGTCTACGCCCAGATACGTTTCCAGTTGTGCTGCTGTAATCCAAGAACATGACTGCGTATATGTGACAGTGCCGGTATATACAACGGTATAAAGCACGTCTGCGCCAGTGCAAGCAAACAGCACTTGGTTTTCTCTTGGCACGTTTGCGTTGAACATAAGCGCGCCTGACTGGCCGTCAACGCCGATGTACTCATACAACGGGATGTCAAGCACAGTAAACGTGCCGTTAAACGGCGCGCCCAGACTGGCAACGGTTATCTGCTGGCCCACAACTATTTCTGTGGGTGTCAGCGTCTGTATAACTGCGTAATTGTCTAGCAGTTGTTTGCTTTGTGTTCCGTATACAGCCACAGCTGCACCGCCTTTCTAATTAGGCGATTACGATTCCCTGGATAAAGCTCGACTTGGCAACAAATGTTGCAAAGTAGCCGTAATAGGAGAATGTGCGGCTGAGCGTAGATGGGTTTGCAATGCTCAAAATGCCTTGCTGTGCTTCGTAGATCTCATACCCAGGTGCGTAGACCACAAGCATGGTGCCGCTAGCGAAGTTGTTGTCAACTACAAGCTGCAGGCCCATTACGTCCATGCCAGTGTAAGCAAGACCGCCTACGCGACCGATGCTGTTTTGTCCAATGACGCCGTTTGTGGTGTAACCAAGGATAGGCCTCTTTGAGCCGTCGAGCTGAGCGCCCAATTTCTCCCAGACGTCAGGTGACACGCAAAGGTGTGTTGGGAAAAAGTTGCTGTCCTCGGTAATTTCGCGCGCTGCGTCATACAAAGCGTTAATAAGTGACGTTGGGTTGTCAGCGGTAACAGTCCATGTCGAACCTGAAGCGGTTTTGCCGGCTACCAAGTTGTCAGCTGCAATGTTGTCAGTCGCAATGAGGTACTCACCTGCAAGGTCGTTAAGAATAAGGTTCATAGACGATGGGTCTGTGAAATCCATATCTTGCATTGTCAAGGTGACCTGGCCGGCAACAGTTGTTTTTGTAACTGTGTTAGACGCAATAACCATTGTTGTTGCGCTTACTGCTGAGCCCTCAGTCTGCGTTGCTGCGCTGGTATGCGTGGTAATGGTTGGGCGGATAAAAGTTTTGCTTGGTGTGTTTGGCATTGCGCGAGCGCCAAAAGCGCTAACGACTGGGCGCACAAAGTTAAGGTCTTGGAACAATGGGCCAAGAACGGGCACTGGCAAAAGGCCTGGCGTGTCAGTTGTGAGCACGTCGCCAGCTGCTGCTTGCAATGCTGTCTGCTGTGAGCGCACTGCTTCTTTGTATGCAGCGTTGACGTTTTGGAATGTGTCGCCGCCAGCGTGCATTGCTGCTAAGTATTCAGCAGGGGTTGGCATTGCAAATGCGCGTTTTGGCTGTGCAAACAGTTTTTGTGCTGATGCCTCAATGACTTCAGGTGCGTTTTGTTCTGACATTTCGACTTCCTCCGGTGGCTGTGGTTCTGTGTTTTCTTCGCCTGCTTCAGTATTACACAAATCTTCAGGGTTTGTGTCAATACTTGCAGCGACTTTTGTTATGACTGCCTCAGAAAAAGCAGGCTGGGGGACTAGCGACAATTCGAGCCACTGGGCGGCCTCGACGATCATCACGCCGTCTTGGTCATAAGTAAATTTGGTGGGGTTTACGCCTACTGACACGCTGTCTAGCACGCCGTCAGCTGCCAGTACTAGGGCCTCGTCACCCAATGATGTAGCGCTAACTTTGGCTGAAAAATACATGTTTTCTTCGTCGTCAGCGCGTTCGGTGACTAGGCCTATGGCTTGGCTGGCGTCGTGTTGCATGTAGAGCTTTGGGGCCTTGCCGTCTGTTGGGAGGCTGCCACGCAAAAACATAACTTCTGTACCGCTGGCGTTTGCCACCACGTTGTATGGCACTGCAATGCCGGTAATGGTGCGTGTTTCTGGGCTGTCAGGTGCGGCAGCGTCAATAGTGAACGTGCTGGCTGTTACTCGAATCATGCTAATTCCTCCTGGGTATTTTCATCGTCAGGCGTCATAGCGTCTGCGATGTAGTTCTCTTCTAAGTAATTTTTTGCGTTGAATTTGCAGTAGGTGCCGCGTGGCAAAACGTTGTTTTGGCTGAGTGTGCTGGCGATGCAATCAGCGTATGGTTTCACGCCAAAAATGTAAAGGTCAGCGCGGCTTTGCTCTGAGCTGGTGTATGCGTAAGAGCCAGTGGCGACGCCGACAAGGTATGGCGGTATTCCGCACAGGCGCGACAAGTCGAGCGCGCTGTACTGTGCGCTTTCAATCATCAACATTTTGTCGGGCGTGGCGTTGCTCGGCTCGTATGTCAAAAACTCGTTAAGCACCGCCGTTTGCGAAGTCAGACGCGCCTGGTTAAAGGCGGCCCCAATATCGGCCAACTCTGTTGCACTTAGGGGCTCGCCCCCCGTTTGTTTCAAGATGCCAGACGGTAGGGACGTCCTCGCCATGTTGTAACGGCTTTCTTGAATCTTAAGCGCGGTCGCAATGGTTTCTTGGCTGCTGTAAATGATGCCTTGAATGGGTGACAAGAACTGCACTACATCATTTGTCGGTATTTGATTACCAGCAAAATAGATGTCATTGCTAATGCCAAAGAATACTGGGCCCTCGTTTTGGTCAGGGGTTGTCACACTGCCGGCAGGTATGCGCGTGAACGATGCAGGGAAACCGTCGGTTGTGCGTGAGCTGATGTACCAGAATGCCCTGCCATAAAAGAGCAAGTCGTCAAGAGTCCAGGCCATTAAAAAGTTGTAGGTAACTGTCGGGTCAGGCTGGCGTAGCCATGACCTCGGCGCAATGTTGACCTGTTCCATTTCGCCTGTCGAGTCGTTGTAAACCTCGTTGTACATTTGCAAAGGCATGCAAGCAATGACGCTTGCGAGCAGGTCGCGCGAGCGGCTGACAGTTGCCAGGCTCATTGCGCGGTTGCGTGCTGTGCCCTCATGGTACTGGTAGTACTGGCCGATGGAATTGACGCCGCCAACGCCTACGGCAGCTTGTACTTTTGGTGCCTCGGGCTGTGCATTAACAGTCGCTGGCGAAATAGCCGCTTTAGTCACTTGCTTGTTTCCAAAAATGCCCATGTTTTATTATGCCTCAAAACCTAAGTTTGTGTAGTGATCGCTGGCGTGTATCCGGCAGGATCGCCAGCGACCACCGACAACAGGTTAGCCGTTGATGACAACTAGCACAGGCTTGTTTTTGGTAATTGGTTTAGATGCCAGCGCGCTAGCAAAAACCATACAGCGCGCCAGTTCTATAGGGCCTGCACTCTTAGCACTCGATAAAGCGCTGCCAGCCTGGGTCTTGACCATTACGGCCCTGTCGCAATGCTCGGCCAGCGCGTTTTCGCCAGTATGAAACAGCCTGTTTTCAATAATCATGTTGCGCACTAAAGGCGTGTATTTGAGCAGTTCGCCGTAGCCCACAGTTTGCGAGCGCCGGCGGTAAACGTCTGGCAGATGCAAATCCAGCATTGGGGTTATGGCTAGGTTTACTGTCGGGTCAGCCAGTACGCGCACAACTTCTTGCCACATGGCCTGCTCGGACTCGACAGCAAACTCGACTGTGCAAGTAACGGTGCCGTCAACATGGCCCACTGACCTGACGCCCACATAACGCGAGTCATCCAAGCTGCTGTCTATAGCAAGGGTGCCTCCTGTCGGGCTTATCGTGTCTGTCTGGCATTCTGCCCACTTGCCCACAGGCAGCCAGCCTTGTGCAGCTGCAACCCACAGGTTTAGGTGAGCGCGCAACCAAGATGACCTGTCAGGCGACTTGCTGGCCGCCACTAAAGCATCGAGGCTGACGGTAACGCCGAGCGCTGGGTTTGCCCATGCCCACCATTGCTGATCGTCAACATTTATGCCAGGCGGAGGCGACCAAGACGCAAAGTACAGCTGCCGAGAAATGCCGGCGTCAATATCGTTTATGCCCTGTTCGCGCATACGTAGCATCGCGGTACTCGACTCATCGCCAGCCGTTGACCAACACGAAAATAGAGGATTAGGCCGCGCTATCTGCGATGGCTGCAATGCGTCAAATACAACGGTGGGTTGGATGTTCCAAAGCTCATCGCACACAATGAGATCGTTGCTGCCGCCGTGTGCGTTGCCAGGCGTTGCGGCCCTGACCTCCCAGCGGCTGCCGTCTGGCATGTCAACACTCTTACGGCCCAAAGCGCGCAAAGGCTTGCCGTCAAAATACTCGGTAAGTATCGGTTGCAGATACATGAAAATAGCCTCGGCCCTGTCAAGTTTGTGCGCAGTGCTCAAAATGTTTTGTGGCGTACCGCGCAGCTGCGCAAACTCTGTAATCCACCAACCAATAAGGGCAGATAAGGCAACTGTCTTGCCCTGTTGTCTGGCCGTTTCTACAAGCGACTGCGAGCGCAACAACTTGCCTGTTGCATCATGTTCCAACTGCCCACT